AATGACCGCGCTGCAACTTTGGCAAACAAATCCATAATTCTTTTTAAGTTCTATGCGGTGCAGGTTCACTAAACCCTCCATTCAAAGCTAACCGGATTGGTTCTGAAGTTGTAACTTTAAAAATTCTATCCCTAGCCATTCCAAGTCTATTCCAAGTAATTATTGTTTTGTACAAACCACCGGCACCTAAAGTTTCCTCAATTGGAAAACCGAAAGTCTTACCTCTATCATCGGACCAGCATAAAGTAACAACAGGGTTGGTTCCGATAGTCGGGCTTTGTGTTCCAGTCTCAATATCTAAATCAAAATTTCTATACGAAACACGATTGAAGTCCTGAAGCATGTGTAAGAAAGTTTTAATTCTTATAATTGGCGTTCCAGCATCAGTATAAGTTTCGGCGTCAACTATATAAAGATTGCCATTTTCCCAATCGCCAATAACAATAGTTTCGTTAAAGAACATGCAACAATTAGCGCGATGACGATTTAACGAACCATCATTAGTATCCAACCAAAGCCATTTATTCCATTGTTTTGTTTGAACTTCGTACAGCCATGTTATGTTTGCTGTAGGAAAAGTTATACAATAAAAAGCGTGCTGATCTATCTGAAAACAAAAACCAATAGCATCGGATACAGTTTCATACTGATTAAATTGGTCAACCAAATATGGTGTACTAATTTCATCAACTTCATAACCGCTACCTTGCACAACTATATTTTTGCCTTGACGATCCTGCATCAACCAAAAGCCTAGTATGTCAGTAACGGCTATCGAATATTGAGCATTGCAACCATGTTCAATGTAGGCACCTTGAACTTGTTGAAAGAAGAAGTCTGCTGCACCTGTCCCTTGCCAAATTTCAGTTGTTAAAAGACCAATAAGCCAAAGTTCTTCGTGGATTGCTATGATGCCTACAATATTATCGGCGCTACCGCTCTTAGCGGCAATGTCAAGTGGATCAAAAGCAAGAGCCGTGGTATTGACAGTGTAAGTAAATCCTGCTCCGGAACCGCCAAGATTTGAATTGGAAGCTGAAAGAACATCACCGATTAGATAACCTTCGCCCGGATCGTCGATGGCAACATTACTAACAGCACCATTTGCAACAGTATCGACGGTATAAATAAAGCCGCTTCCTGTACCGCCCAAATCAGCATTGGAAGCTGAAAGAGTATCGTTGACGGCGTAGTCTTGCCCGGTAATATCGCTAGCACCAGTGAATACAACGGATGAAATAACGCCAGAACTATTGACTGTAATATCTGCTGTAGCGCCACTTCCTGCCCCTCCTGTCAATGGAACGGCAGAATAGAAACCCGGTTGATAAAGTGTGCCACCGGCTGTAAGTGTGCCGGTGCCAATAGCACCATTAACAACTGTAATATCAGCAGTAGCATCGGCACCAGTTCCGCCAGTTAAAGGAACGCTTTGATAAACTCCCGGCACATATCCCGCACCATTAACAATAGTACCATTTTGAATAGCAGTGCCAACAAGCATTCCGAAAGAAACTTGCGAAAGTGAAATATAAAATTGATTAGTACCGGGACGATTGAATACAAAAAATGTCAGCAAATAACAAACAAAGTTCGCACCATAAAAACTAGGATCAGTAATGGCTGCAAAGTTATTAGTAGTTAGTTCAATTGCATAACCGTTGCTTGTTCCATCAACTAAAATGGCAACCAAACCGTTATCAGCTATATAGCATTGTGATGGATTATTGCCAATTAAGCCTATTGGTGTTAATATTCCATTTGGTGAAACGAAATAAACAGTAGAACCAATTATGGTATAGCCATTGCCATTCGAGGCACGATAGGTACAACGTGCTTTATTTTCATTATCTGCTGGTGGTTGTGAAAAAGGAATTAATCCGGGAGTAGGATAATATGTAAACGGTACTGGTCTAGTTTCGTCTTTATTTTCTTCCGCGTAAAGATTTATCGTTTCCATTCCGCCACTAATTACGGAGCGTTCAACGTAAGCTTTTCCGGTTAATGGAATGCGAGCCATTAATAGTCGTCAGCATTGTAGAGGTTAAAGCTTTTTCCTTGCCTAAGCGTCGGCGGCATAATCATAGCCGGAATTTGAATATTCGCTTGTCGCAAAGTATTGAGTGACATTTTAGCAAGCTTGATTGTACTTTCTTGTGCTTCAATCTGATAAGCGGAACAAATACGTACAGCCAAGTTAGTACGAATTGCTTCATAACTTTCTGGCGTAAAATTCAATGTACTATCTAAATTGTCAAAAGTATTTGTAACAAGGAAGGTTGGAGGCGTTCCAGCACCACCGCCAATATTAGCAATGGAACAAGTCAGCAAATCGTTTATTTTAAAATCATTGCCACCGTTTTGAATTGCCGCGATTGTTACAATATTTCCAGCAACTGTAATGTTGGCTTGCGCGCCTGTACCAAAGCTTTGAAATTGTTGCGCAACATCAGTAGGAGTTTGTGGCGCTAATGGTACATTAGGATAAACACCATTCACCAATCCCAAACCGGGAGTAAAAATATTCATTGTTGATATTGTAGTCGAAAGTCCCAATTGAGATTTTAAAAGTAAATGAATTTCCCAAGTAGAACCTGTAGCTGTAGGTATCGGCCAAATGAAAACATTGCCTACAGGATAAGCGCCATCATAAAAGAAGTGAGTTGGAAGTGATGGTAAATTTTTAATCGTTATTTGAATATAATCTTCATAAGAGAAGATTGGATACAGCGGCAAGCTTACCGGATAGCCACCCGTATTTTGTTGAACAACATAGCCGCCTTGTATTTTATCCGGTCTATCGACGTTCCAGAATTGCCCCGGTCCAATTGGATTGGAAATATTACCATTTCCAATTGTTGCAATATCAATCAATGATGGCACAAGCCAGCGTTTACGCTGCCATTGCGCCACCATTTGACGTAAGTAATTCAACCCGTCTTGACTATCTTCGGCTACTAAGGTTTGGCCGACACCAAGAATGCCAGCTTCCTTAAATGCCAAAGTCAATACGTCTCTAGCAGTAGGACTGTTACCCGGCATTTATTTGCCTAATGAAAGTTAAATAGCCCCGCGAATGGGGCTATTTAAAATTAGTTCTTCCAAGCCGCAGGTTGTTTCTTCGGTTCAACCTTATCTTCAGGTTCGGTTCGCCCGGAGCCGGTTACTTCGGCTTCTTCGGCAGGATTGTTCACAACAACTCGTGCTTCCAATTCAAGCTTGTTTGGCGTCTTATCGGCAAGCTTAAAATTTTTCGGAAATACAAACTTCGGGTATTCCGTATGACCCTGCACATTGCGAATATTTGGGTTCTTACCAAATTCAGGGTGCGGATTTTCATTATCGTACTGAGGCATAGTTATGATTCCTTATGTTTAGACAAAAGTATGGAACTATATTCTATCCGCTATCGCACAGCACCACTGAGGTCGAATGTAGGTTTGCCCAAAGATACAGTCCATACGAGTTACCATTTGATCTGTACCAGTCAAGAAGTCAGTCAAGATACGAAGTGAAATACCATCGTATTCCGCACGCGCGCATTCCTCAACTGCCTTCTTGGGTATAATCAAATCAGCGCTGCCAAGCGTAATTGCCTTCTGTACGAAAGCAATAGACTTGCGGAAGGTGACGCTAGCAGGCGTCGCCAAGGTCATCGCAGCGCCATTGATAGGTGAGCTATCGACGGTCTGAAATTGCTGATCCGGTCCACCGGCTACGCCAGTACCGGAAGGCACCAGCCCCGGAAATATCGGGATTTGAGTTGCGCCAACCGGAACAGCCGCAGTTACGCAAAACTGTCGCAATGTACCAAGCGATTGTTTGGTGACAAAGTTAACAGCATTGACGTTTGCGAATGTAATAAAGTCACCTTTGTTAAGTGGCTTATTCAAAGCAGAAACAAGAATAGTTCCGCCTTGCGGAACAGTCGATTGACCACCACCGTTTACAGTAGCATCACTGGCATAAGCGCCAGTCGTATGTTTGATAACAGTCTGGTCGCGAAACCACCGCTCATAACCAAGGCCAGATTTCATCATGCCAGTACGAAACTGCGCACTGATTTCAGGTGTAGGATTGAGCAAGCCTTGTAGCGAAAGAGTAGTGCGAGCATCAGTTGTCGGATCATTGACAACGCGGCGGCTCATGGGATCGCCAGAATTATCGTCAATAATTGCGTTTGCCTGCAAAAACTGTTCTGCGGTCGGACTAATG